ATGATCTGATAAACATAGGCACCGCATGAAGCGCGGTGTAAAGGAGGGATAGCCATTCGAGCCTCTCACTAGGTCCGGGTGGTTAGAGCCGTCAGGGTGTTACCAGCACCTTGGCGGTTCGCTATTTGTGCTCCTTTAGTACACTAGACCCTTGGGGTTCGCTAGTGGATTTTTGATGGCGTTGGTCCGAATGCTTTAGCGAAATCATGAACCCGGCGGCGTAGATGACTTCGCCAATCTCGAGCCGCCGCATATCGACCCGCGACAATTCAATCCAGTCGTAAACTCCGACTGGAGAGACTTTCATTTCAGTTCTCTCTCTGTCGTCGCACCACTCACCGCTTGGCCTTCGCGGCGCTAGTAGGTGTCACTAGAACGCGTCCCCGCCCCATATACGGCGTCCCGACCGGGCGCGGGCCCGGCGGGGCGGGAAACTCAAACCCAGTGCTGTTGCACCCATGGCAGATGCGTGAACTTGCTCGGATCACGCCAGCCTGGGAACGAGACAATCTTGGCATCTTTCGGGAGAGCATCGCCCTTCGGCCACCCGACTTTCTTGAAGGCGAAGACACCGTCCTTTGGGCCCCACTCGCCTGCATCCGGCATCAACTCCCAGAACCACTGCTGATCGTCCGGGAACTCATATCGCGGAAGCTGCTCCGCCTTCTCCAAACTGAACGACGTCCAAACGTGTCGCTTGTATCCAGCCCGCAGCATCCAGATGCTGCCATTGTATGGGCATGGGTTAGCCGAGTTGACGCCCTGCAAGATCGTGAAGTAGTCGCTCCGGTCCAGAAGATCATCGAGGGGGCCGGTAATGACCATGTCAAGGTCAAGGTTAACGATCCTGGTCTCTTCCGGAATTCCTAGCCTCGCCTGAAATTCAGGATCGAACAGCCGCAGCCGAGCAAAGCACCCCTTGACTTTCGTCAATTCCATATCCGGAATTGGATACTGCTCAATGCCTTCCGCGAACTGACGGGACTCGTCCCGGAAGCAGATGAACCGGAAGTCCTTCGAGAGGTTTCGCTTCACTCCTCGATAGAGCTTCGCGACGTCTTCCGTCGAATACTTGTTTCCCCACAACCACGTACAGATTACGATCGCCACAAAACACCAATGCCATTGTTCTTACCCGTCGGGCAGAACTTGAACTCCTGATGCGGATAGTCCGCCTTCAAGACATTCCAGAACTCAGGAACGTCGATCCGCGTACCCACCCAATCCGGCGCCCGGCGCCAAGAGATATCGTGGAACGCCACCATCCGTCCGAGGGGACCGTAGTTGACCCAGTCCTTCGTCAGGCCAGGCAGTCTATGGTCCCCGTCGATAAAGACGCAGTCGAACGGGCCGAGAGCATTAACCTGATCGATCACCGATTGATCTGTGCTATTGCCCCAGATCAGATGAGTATCGCAGCCCTTTGCCCTCAAGTCAGCCATAACACTCTTGAGCGACGGTTCGCTCTGAGCCCACGCCTTGGTTCCCTTCGGCAAGTCGACCGACACAACCACCGAGCCCGCCGGCAGAACTTCACCGACCCGACGCAGCGACCCGCCGAACTTTGATCCGATCTCGAGATAAGATACTACGCCCTCGGACTTCACCAGATCGACAAAGGCCGCAATTTCCTGCTCGTCCTGAAGCATTTCCGTCATGACTGGCGAGCCCAGATCGCAGCAACGCCGAGCTCACTCGACAGATAAGACGTATGGATCCGCTTCAATCCGACAGTCCTGAAGTCGCGATCGAGATTGAAGATCTCCTCTTCATTCTCGTCCGGCTTGTCGGAGGTTCCCCGCCAGCCGAAATACTTCCGCGTCCACCGCCCGAAATACTGCATCATCACCGTCAGGTCTTCCGGCTCCATAAGTCGCTTCAGCTTATGATAGGTCGCAAGACACAGGACGATGTCGTAGCCAGGCGAAGCGAACACGCTTAGCGCTCCGGGTCCCTGCGTCAAATCCACGACCTCAAACCGACTTTCGACATGCCGGCAATCCGCGAAAACCTCGCGCGCCGTCTGAATTCCAATCTCGTAGTTATCGCATCCGTGAACTACAGACGCGCCCTGCTCTGCAAACTGATATCCGACCATTCCCCGATTGCAGCCGATATCGAAGACTGATTTCCCCTTAGCCCTCAGGACCAGGTCCGTCATACCGTCGAGACGGATGTTATTCGCGCCGGCAACCCGGCGCTGAACCTTATAAGACGCGCCCGCAGGCTGCATCATATCAACCACTGAGGCGCTCCATTGCTGCGCTAAAAACCGCATCGACAGAAATGTTAGACATCGCCTCTCGGCAATGATTGCAGACCGAGAAGGATCCGCAGAACTGATCCGATCCCGCCAAATTCGTATGCATGTCGTACCCAGTCACCGACGGCGGGATGAACCCACCGAAAATAACGACACCATGCACGCCCATCGCAGCGGCGCCGTGGTGCATTCCGCCCTCGGACCCGACGTAGAGTTTGGCGTTCTTGAGAATCGCCAGCGCGTCGCGGAAGCTGTTCGTCTGCATCGTCTTGACGCCGCGGAGAACCTGACCGGCTTCCGGATGCGTAAACTGCACTAATTGGTGCCCCGCCTCGATCAGCTTATCCGCAACGGCCTGGTAGCGGTGAAATCCCCAGTCTTTGTTCTGAGCCGACGACTTCCACCGAACAACGCCCGGCTCGATGACGATGAAGCCCTTGCCTCGCCGCTCAGCCGCCGCGAGCTCGCCATGCGATAGCCTGACTTCTCCAGGCTCGCACCGCCACTCCATATTCCAGATCCAGTGGCCATTTCCTTTTCGGTTATAGCCACGGTTTCCCTTATAGAAGTCGACCCACTCGACCTTTTGATGACCCTCGTTTCCTGGATAGCAGATATTCGGGTTATCCCGGAATATCAGTTCGCTGTGCTTGTCCCAGATGATCCTGCCGTGAGGACCGAATGCGACTTTTCGACCCCGCTTTGTCCAAGCACCTTTCGCCAGACCTGTGGCGATCAATTGATCGCCGATACCTATTGCCGCCTCCCGCGCGCCCAGTCGTTTCTAGCGTCAAACCAGTCCTGCGCATATTCCTGCGCGTCATAGCCAGGCATATCTGGAACGCCTGACGTGAAATGCACGATCGACGCATCAGCGTTCGGCTTTGAGTGCCCGACGAGATGATTCCAAATCGGATCCAACTCGCCGATATCGCAATCGGCCAGCCAGAAAAGACGGTGCAAATCGCGGCCCGGAGTATTATTCAACACCCCCAAAGTCAGAGCTTGGTTTGCAGGATGATCACAATTGAATGCAATCACCGAGCTCCAGTTCTTCCTCCCATAACTCGTCTGTACTTGGCCGTCCATCTTAGAGCCAGCGGCCGGCGCATGCTTATGCCAGACACAATATGCGGCTTTAGCCGGGTCTAGCTCCTCAAACATCCTGCAGACATTATCGCGAAACAGCACGTCTCCGTCCGTAAACAGCGCCCAACCAGTCTTGGCGAGCATCGGCACAAAGAAGCGCGCGTTAGCGTGCTGCGTGCTCATCGGAGCGTCGCTAACAACGTCCCACATCACCGGCTTGTCGGCAGCGGCTGGGCGATACTCAATCGGTCGCGTATACAGACCTGCCTTTTGCAGGTCGTCGAGCACCAGCCCATGAATAGGAACCGGCCTCGTCAGGTACTTCCTGCAACTCTCACGCGCCACTGCAAACGCAGCCGCCTCGCGAGGATCCCAACCAATCCAGATGCTTTCCCGGCGAGGCAAGGCACGCTTGGCGGGCTTCCTACGCGGCATCCTGCAAGCCCCATTCTCGAATAGCCTGCTCGACGGTCATCTTGCGGAACGCTTTCAGATCGCTGACGGGCGACGCATTGATGACGTCAACGCCAAGTTCGTCCAGGTCAGCGGCAATGCCTTCAAACGCTGCTCGCCAGCGTTTGTAATTGTCTTCTGTCGGGTTGCTTGCAAAGGCCCAACCGTTGCGGCCGTACCAATGTTCACCGCCGCGTCCGTGCATATCGAAACCGACGAGAAGAATCCGATTTGCCCCGAACTGAACCGCCAAGTTTAGCGCCTGGAAACCAGAGTTTCCGGCGGCGCCGACTGTTCCAGCCTTCCCGAACAAAAGCTTGTTGCAGTAGATGTCCGGAATCTCAACCTTTCGAATTCCGTACTCATCGCCGCAGACGTGACGGTCGTAGGCAAGTTTGAGGCCCTTGAAGTTCATCAGTCCGCGGACATCGCGCCACCAATGATGATCGCAGCCATAGACAATATCAGCCCAAGGCGCGAGCTCGACGCTCTTCTTAATCGCAATGACGGGCATCAACCCGCGAAGCAGTCCGACATTGGCCTTCTTGGCGGACGGGCCAGACGCGATGATCGCAACGGCCCTTCCGTTCCAGTCCGGCCAGTCGCTCAAACCCAGCTCTTTCCGTCCTTGCCAGGAGCGCCGTCCTTGCCGTTCTTTCCGTCGGCACCGTTCTTGCCGTCGCGGCCGTCACGGCCACGCTTCACGGAAAGACGCCACGCGTCGGATATTCCCGGCTTATCGGTCGCCGCGGTCGAGCGCTGGGCAATGAAGAAGGAACCGCCCCACGTTACTCCGTCGCCCTTTTGAAACGCCTCTTCGCGCCATACACCCTGCTCGAGCACGATATCAGTCTTGACGCTTCTAACGATCGGATCGCGGTCAGCGCACTTAAATGTAAAGACTAGCGTCCGACCACCGTCGTCCGACTTGACCTCAAAGTCCTCGAGGCTAAATCCATCCTTCCCGTCGATTCCGTCGCGACCGTCTTTCCCGTCGGCGCCGCGCTCACCCTGCACTCCAGGAAGACCGTCGCGTCCATCGCGACCCGGAACACCTTCCGGGCCCTGCTTGCCCTGAATGCCCTCGGCGCCATCCTTGCCATCAACTCCGTCACGGCCTGGAGCTCCATCGATGCCATCACGTCCCGGCGCACCATCTTTGCCGTTGATACCGTCAGCACCGTCCTTGCCGTTCAGACCGTCGCGGCCATCGGCACCAGGGACACCATCCTTCCCGTCAACTCCATCACGACCGGGAGCGCCGTCTTTGCCATCAAGGCCAGCGGCGCCATCCTTGCCATCAACGCCGTCGCGACCGTCGGCTCCAGGAGCTCCGTCTTTTCCGTCGATGCCGTCTCGGCCCGGAGCACCGTCCTTACCGTCTAGGCCAGCAGCTCCGTCTTTTCCGTCGACGCCGTCGCGACCATCATTACCGTCGACTCCGGGGGCGCCATCTTTCCCGTCAATGCCGTCCTTACCGTCGCGACCGTCGGAGCCGGCCGATCCGGGATCGCCCTTCTCGCCTTTAACCGGCCCAATCTTCTCGAGCTTATCGAGGCGAGCGAGAACTCCCTCCAGCCCCTTCGCGATCGTGTCGCGCACGACCGGAGCTATGCCGGCCATGAGCGCCGCAATATCGCGATGGTTCATATGAGATTCGTCCTACGCCGCTAGCGGCGGCAATGCGTCCATTGCCTTTTGGAATTCCCAGCGGGCAAGCTGGCTCTTCGCAGCAGAAGCCGCAGGATCGTCCACAGCGGCGGCGGCTTGATCCTGCTGTGCTTGCGTTGGCGTATTCTGATCTTTGTTCGGCGATAGGGCGAACGGATCGTCTGACTGATCGCGACGATCGAGTGCAGCAAGGCTGAAGTTCTGCTGTTGTAGATATGGAGTATCGCCGCCCTTGACGGGCTCAAGCCCGATCTTGGAACGGCCCTCATTGGGAGCCAAGAAGCCGCCCTTCACGCCCTCGCCGATCGTGCGATACTGCGTGGCCGTATCCATGCGAAGCAGACCGTCAAGGTCGAACTCCGTGCCGTAGGTCTGCCCAGGCACGTCCGGAAGCCCGAGCCCCTCATCAAGACAAAGCTCAATCGACTCGATCAATGCCTGCAAGCACTGAGAGTAATATTGCTGGTTCATCGCCTCGATATTGTCGTACTTCGGAGCCGTTCCGACGCCAACCATATAGGGCGGAACGTGGAAGCACGAGCAGACCGTTTCCGCGGTCCACTTCAGTTGCTCGATCATCTGGGACTCGGCGGCAGTCATGCCGAGCCGCTCGTATTTCAGGCCATCCCCAAGCACCGCCACTCGGCCGTAGTTCTGGCCAGAGTAGTTCGCTTCCCAGTCCGTCTTTAGGCGCGTAGCCGTAACTTCGTCGATCGTTTCCGGAGCCGTAAGAATGCCGCTCGGAATCGAACTATTCTGGAAGAAGTTTGTCGCGTTTGCCTGGATGCTGAGTCCATGCATCGCCGCAACTCCGCAGGCATATAGCGGAGAGACACCACACAGCGGATGGTACAGAGGGACCATCGTATCGTGAATGATCTCGCTCGCCGGCACTGTTACGGACGAAGCTTCGACGCCGGAAAGATTGTCCTTTGAAAGCTGGTAATAGACCGACCCATCCGGTGCCACGAGCGGCTTAACCCTGCACGGATCCAGCACATACATCGCGACGACAACGCCGCGAAGGTCGCGCTGCTTCAGGATATAGGCGTTGCCGTGAAGCAGCTTTGAGACGACCCACTGCTCGATGAACTTTATACGGTTCTGATACCGGTTCGGCTTTCGCAGAACAGGAGTAAATGCCGGAGACGACGTTTCCGACCAAATACCGTAGCTATCCTGCTGCACCAGCCGGATGCACATCTTAGAAATATCAGACGCGATCAGCGTAACGCAGGCGTAGACCGCGTTATAAGCGATCACGCTCTCGGAGCGGATTTCCCGGTTGCGCTGCCAAGCTCCGGTGAATGGCTCGCGGATGATATTGAACCAGCCGCGATCTGCGACCAGCGGCGAAATATCCGTAGCGCCTACCGGCGCCTTGGTGATCGTGACGTCACGGCCGAATACGCGCAGCTTCCACCCGTCCTTAGGCTTGCTCGAGCCCTGGCGAACGGTCGGAACGCTTGGCAACTAACTTAGTCCTCGTCGGCGCGCATATCGCGACGGCTGTAGGATCCCGGAGGACGTCCGCGACGCTTCGGCGCGGGATCGGCAACTTCGATCACCACGTCAGCACCTGGATCGATCTCCGTCAGCTCGATAACGCTAGGCGTATCAGAGACAGGATGCGCCCGCGCGAGAGCGGACCAAAGCTTCGCCTCCTTATCCGGACAGTCGAACTGCTCGCCGGCAACAAGCGACCGTCCATAGACACTCGCCTTCCGCGCCGTAACAACCATTCGCATAAAGAAGCTCCGTCAAAAGAAAGCCCCGCCGGCCGAAGCCGGCGGGGTGATGCAATACCTCGATTACTCGAAGTACTTGGCGTTCTGGATATAAGCGCACGCAGTGCTACGACGCTTCGCCCAGTTGATGTAGCGCTCCGCACGGATCGCGGTCATGTTCTGCTGGAACATGGAAACCATGATCGTGGAAGCGGTCGCCGGAGAGTCGGGCGCCGTATCCATCTGCAGCGACGCCTCGCGGCTCGCGTCGATGGTGATATCGCCGTCATCAGCCAGGAGGATATCCGGCGTGCTGACGAGGATGATCGGATAGCCGTCCGTCGGCGAACCGCCGGTAGCCGGAATGTTCTCCGACGTGATCACCGGCAGACCAAGCAGAGTGCCACCGTTCATCGTGATGTTCGGGAATTCCGGATTGCCGAGCGAGTTGGTCATCAGGCTGATGGCCAGCGCAGTTTGCTGGGTCATGATGAACGCTGCATTGGTGACCTGCATGTTTGCAGCCAGGAAGGAAGCAAACAAGGTCTTCAGGTCAAGGCGCAGCGCTGCACCGGTCGTGCCGGTTGCGGTAACCGCCGAAACGCCGTTGGTGATCGACGCCGGAGAGACGCCGGACACTGCCGCCTTGCTCGGATCGACGAACTGATTGTCCATGAACTGAACGATCGACGCCGCCAGGTCGTTACGGACGAGCAGCTCAGCCGACGGGCTGGACAGACGCACCAGTTCATCGTTGAGCACGATGATGCCGGCAATCTTCGCCATATCCAGCGTGACCGAATCCAACGCCAGCGAGGTAAGCGGCTTGGGCGCACCCTCACCGACCCAGTTCACAGTCGAAGCACCAGTCTGGCGACCGATCTTGACCTTGAACGGAACGTGGGTGATGCCCTGCAGTCGACCCAGAATCGTCAATGGACGAAGATACGAGATAAACTCGTTGGTCAGGATCTGGTAGTTCACCAGCGGGCTGGCGAACGTGGTATCCGACGTCGAACCCGAGGTGACTGCCGTCTTCAGCATCATCTCGACTTCGGGGGTCTCGGACTTCCACTGCTCGTTGCCCTTGGCGATCTCATGCGCAAGCATGATGTTGCCCTTGGCGCGAGCGTTGGCGATCACGAAGCGGGTGAAGCCGATGCCCTTCGGAAGGTTCTTGTCGCGGACCTGGACGACGCTGACGCCGCCGCGGGCCTTCGAACCGTCCTCAACCGACTTGACCTCGGTCACGGCGACAGCCGCGGCCTTGTTGGTCGCCTCGTGAGCGCGCAGACGAACGAGATGCTCGTCGATCGACTTCACTTCGGAAGCCAGACCGTCGTACTTCTCAGTCTGCTCAGCGTCGAGGGTCTCGCCCTTCTCAGCCGACACTTCGATGATCGAATCCATCTCGGCAGCTTTCGCCTGACGAGTGGCTTCAAATGCGGAGATCTGCTCCGCAATGGTCTTCTTAGTCATAGTACCTTTGGCCTCCTTGGCCTGGGATTTGATTGACTTGGATTTCCCAGGCGCGGGAGGGGTTGGACGATCGGATGCTTTCGTCTCCTTGCCGGTCGCGGCGAGAACGGGAGCATCGATTGACTTGATCGTTTGAATCGTGGCTTGAGCGTTCGCTGGAATCGTAACGAGCGAAAGCTCCATCACTTCGCTTTCGATGAAGCGAACACCACCATCATCAAGGAACGCGTACTCGAGAGGACGAAAGCCTATGGATACAGCTTTCACGAGCCCCAGCTTCACGGACTCCCAAGCCTCCGTCACGCGCTCAATGAGCGTTGCGGACTCGGTCGGGTATGGAAGTCGCGCTTCAAATGCGATGCCATCCTTCGTCGGCTTATCGAACTTGACTGTGCCAACGGGCTTATCGCTCTGATGCTGCCAGAGCAGCGGCATTGGATTCTTGAACGAGACACCGAGCGGCTCGACGATATCGCCCATGCGATCCGGAGTCGGCGTCGTGGCAACGCCACGAATGACACGCTTCTCCTCATCGACGCTCTTAACGTCGAGGACCGAATATGCTCTGTTCATGTATTGGGGTTGCCTTCAGTTAGGCGAAGAGAAGCTGGTACTTCCGTTCTTTCGGCGGCTCAGGATTCATTGCCATGAGCTCTGCCGCATCCAAGATCGCCATCAGCGGATCGATCTTGCCGTAGCCCGACATATCGCGGGCGATACGCATTCCAGTCCCTGTCGCTTGAACGATCGCGTTGCCGGCACACCACGCCATCATTGGCCGGCCGCCGTGCTTGAACGTTCCGTCGGCAAGCTTCCGCTCTACCGTCTTGATTGATCCCATGAGCGCGACGCCTTGGCGAACGCCGCCGAGCGTCTCGTTCTCTACCGTGATGCCGATCTCAGACAGCGCATCGACAATCGTTCCGAGCCCAGCAGGGTCGGCTCCGACCTTCGCCAGCTTCTTTGCGTCCTTGCACTGCCTGACGATATCGACGACCGCAGTCACGTCATCCGGAAGTTGGTCGACCTTCGTTAGATCGCCGTCCCGGATGAAATCCTCGTACACTGTCCAGTTGGCTTTGCGACGGTCCCAGCCTTCCGGCGAGATGAACCCGTGAGCCCAGGCAAGCCAGCGATTGGTGCCCTTTTCGCGGCCGACGACACCAACGCCAAGAATATCATCGAGCCCCCCACCATCCAGCCCGACGGTTACAACCTCGGACCGAGACAGGATCTCCTTGAGCGTCAGTCCCTTCTCTGCGCCTCGAGGCCAGAGCTTGGCGCCGGCCCATCCGTCACTCCGAAGAGCCTGCGATATCTCGATGTTGAGGTGCTTCGCGAGGAAGGTGTTTCGGGTCTCGGCCCCCTTGGCCATTTCGACCCGCAACTGATCTTCAAGCCACTCCCGACTGACCGACTTATTCAGGTTCGGGTTAGTGATGTAGAAGTTGCTCGGCTCGAGGTGGGCCTCTTGCTCGATCAACGCCTTCGGAAACTCGTAGATGACCGGGAGGAATTTCCGGTCGACAATCTCACCGTCCCTTACCTGACGCGCGTATTTCAGCTTGTCCCGCCACACACCCGCGGCCGGCGCGTCTGCCATCGTGCTGATGCAGAAGACGAAGCCCTCGTCTCGAGAGACCTGACCGCCAGTCGCCTCCCGAAACATCGAGTCGGCGTTAGCGCGCTTGCCGAACTCCCAGAGCTCGTCAATGAGGACGAACGCCGCCTTCTTACCGACTACAGTCGAGTTATCGGCAGCGAGAACCTTAAGCGTCGCCTTTGTGGTCAGGTGCGTGATCGTCCTGACGTGATCCTGGATGTGCAAGAAGCCGCCCGAGGCCGCGTCCAATTCCTTGTCTGCCCGGATCATGTCGGCCGCCGGCCGGAAGGCGTTCTGCGCGGCCTCGATCGTCGGTGCGAGGATTGTCAGCTCGTTCGAGTGCCGCCAGTTTCGGATCAGAGCCGTAAGCATCACGGCCGCGGCGAAAGTAGACTTCCCGTTCTTCTTGGAGACGCAGAGAAAGAATTCGCGGATCAGCCGTTTACCGCGGCTCGCATCGTAGGCGCCGAAGATCGCGGCGACGAGGTCGAATATCCAGTCGTCGCCGGCCTCGGCGAATGTCGGGCATCCAGCGACGTCGACGACGCGTAGCGCCTTGAAGACGTCGAGCGCGGCGGCGGCCTCGTCCGGAAATATGGGTGGACACGGGACAAGCGACTGCCCGCTAACGATACGCTCCTCCCAGTCGGGAAGCGCGGTAGTCCACTCCATATGCTAGTGGGTGAACTTCGGCGCGCTGGGCGCGGCGAACCTTCCGGTCGACGCCGCCTGCTCCGCGTTCTCTTGTCGCTCTTCCTTTTTTCCTGGAGCTGCGTCGTTCAGTTTGGCCAGTGCGGTAGCTAGAGCGCTCATGGTTTTTGACCGGGTCTCATGGTCGAGCGCCTTAATCAGACGCGCCCTGGTCCGGTCGTCCCTCTCGCCGTTGACGTAGCACTCGACGAGTTCCTCGAGCGTCTGGTGGTTTCGGTTGAGGAACGTGAGCTCAACGAGCAGATCGTTGATGATGTTGCGGCCGAGACCGGTAAGCTCCTTGACCGTCGCGGTTTCAAGGTACTTCGCTAGGTCTTCCGGATTTGATTGCGGACGGGTGCGAACCGGTTCGCAGAAGGGTTCGCGTTCTGGTTCGCGGCGAGCTTTTGGCGCGTCGGGACGCGTCCATCCATACTTCTTCATCATCTTCCTGACGGCAGTGTCAGAGAAGCTGTGATCTCGGGCTATCTCCCTGATCGACTTATTTGAATTCTGGATCAGTTCGCCGATCTGAATCCACTCAGGAGAAAGTCCTTCCAAAGTTCGCACCATTGGTTTGCACCCGCTCAATCTCCCCCTAGCGGGATTTTTTCTCTGGGTGACCCCCCATGCGGTGGCGGACCCCCAAACCGAGCTGTTTCGGGAGATACCCCCCCGGTCTAGATATTGGAATGCTTGAAGATTTACCGCCTGCCGAGCTGCGATCGATCGCCGATCTAGCTAGCCTAGACATGAGAAAGCCTGCCGAGCTGGGTGCCTGGCAGGCTTTGGACGTGACGCTATTATGGAGCGTGCCTAATTCCATAGTCTAACCTTGGGGGTTAGTCAAGCGGCGACGCGCTAAGCATGGTTCGCATTGTTGATAGCTGCGGATTTCTCTTTCCATAACCGAAATGGTATTAGCTCCGATCATGGTTAGGATGCCAGGTAAACGAGGTCGCGGCCGGCCGGTAACGGTTGACCATAGCTAGCCGCCAGACATGACGGGCAAGGCCTTTGCCTCATGGTGCGCAGCTATGGGCTATTCCGATAGCGCTGCAGCTCGAGCTCTTGGAGCCGCGCCTAGCACCATTGCAAGGTACAGGGAGAATGGCGCGCCTTATATGGTTTCCCTAGCATGCGCCGCGTTAACTGCCGATCTCACACCATGGAGTCCAGCATGACTTCAAATATCATTCTATAATCGAAGTCATTTTCATTGACCGTTCGACGTATTGGTTTACTGTTTCCATTATCCGATCTTGGAAGGATGTTTGCCCATGGCAGGCCTACAGCTCATCTGGGCTATAATCTTTATCATCGCGCTTATTGCCTTTGGCTCTAAGGATAAGGAAGAGTGCGGAGACTAGGGCGATGGACGCGCGATTGATCTCTTCGCGGACCAATACGCACTGACTCCTTCGGCAATCTTCCTCTTCCATGCTTCAGACTTAGGCTTTGGACGACCAAGCTGGAACGTTCGGACCTTAGCAGCACGGCTTGCATTGGTCCGGACGTTATTGGCCTTGATTAGGTCGATGGCGGTTGGCGAATGCCGGTATGCCACTAGTATTCCCTCTTGTGACGGTCGACACGAGCCGCGTGCGTCTTTGCACTGTGATGTGCCCCGCAAAGTGTCCACCCGTTCTCTAAATCGAGAGCAAGCGACGGGTCATCCCGTCTCTCAATCTTGTGGTCCGCGAACAGCCGATCCGGATGCTTCACCCAGCACCTCGCGCCGTCTTGGATCCATTCGCATCGCCAGCCGGCACGCCTCTTGACCTCAAGAGCCCAAGCCTTGTGTTCTGGCGAACTATAGTAGTCATCCGTGACCTTAACCTGGGGCGGCTTTACGCGCCTCGTATCAATTACCTTCAGACGCGATCCGAAGGCGCGCAGTTTCGGGCGCTTCATGCTCGAGCACGCCGCTTCTCGTTCGACCAGTACACCTTGTCTTTCGTACCGTGAGCGACTGGCGACGGCGACGCAGCCGGCGCGTCTGTCTGATCTGCTCGCTCGGTCCGGAAACCCTGCCGCGGCCGGAATTCCTCACCCGTCTTCTTATCGATTGTCGTCCGCGCATCGGGCCACCAACGGTCTGCGAGCTCGTCCAGGCCAGTCCTGAAGCGCCTGCCGGCATCGCTGAGATAGGCCGGCCACGGCACGTCGAACCGCTCATCGTAAAGCTGACGCGCCGCCTGTTCGATCGTAAAGCCCTGGGCGCAGACGCGATGCACGATCGCGAAGTCTTTCGGGTAGAGATAGCGACGCGCCTCGCTGACGGTCTCGGCCGCCAGCAGGTATGTCAGCGCCGGGGTCGGAGACACGCCAGAGGATCCCCGGACACGATCGAAGTCCATTGACCCACCAGCCGACGCGGACGTCATGTCGTGCGCCGTCCGGTATCGGTCACCCGCGCCATACTGGAGCTGGGATATCTGCCGGCGGTTGAACATGGTCGTGAGCGTGTCGACAATGCGCTCAACAAACTCGGTCTTTCCGGCAACACGCGGATGAGAAACTTCAGCGGTCTCGGTTCGAGACCGTGCCGTTACTGGAGCAGATCGGCGCTTCTTGCTCAACCTAATGACCTCATGTACCGCTCCCGGAATTCGCGGAGCCGTTCTGGATGCGCTACATTCCATGCCTTCATCCGCCTGCGTTCATTGGTCTTGCTGCACTCGACGGAACAGCAACGTAGATTATTTCTCGCCCTGAATGGCTGGCCGCACACCTTGCACGGCTTTGATAACTTCGAACCGCCTGCAACCCGCCCTCGGCTCAATTTCCCTCACGCCCGCATAACCGTTTCGTTCTATGAACCGCTTAATCTCGAGCGTCGCATTGCACTCAGGAGGAACGAGCAGAATAACAGGATTTGATGGCGCGACCGACGGCTGCGGCGATCTGCTGTTGTGATCTACTGAACTCAATTTCCGGGGCGACATTGATGTTCACAATCTGCTTGATTGGGGCACCCTTCGTGATCGAGCTAATCGGCACAGGCGCCCACTGCCGGGACTGGCTATAGGCCAACCCATCCGGTACAGCCCCAACGCTCAAGCATGCTCCCATATCGTCGATCCCGCCGACGACGCAGCCCATCGGATATCCAAACATCCCATAGAACGTCTTGCGCGCTTCGTCGGTCACATCGCCAGAGTTTGAAAGGTCCAGCTGCGCTGAATCAGGAACCTTGGACTGCTCAAGCTTCGCCAGCTCGGCGTTCAGGCTAACGAAATCCTCGATAATGCTCATGCTGCATTCCGCCCATAGTCTTCAGTTTCACGCCAATGACGCATATGAACGTCTTCCTTCGGCTCCAGCATTACGCGAACTGGCACAGCGCTGGCGTCACAATCCCTATAGCTGCCGGCGATTAATTGTTCGGCTTCCGCGCGACGCCACGTCGTCTCAAAGACGCCATTGCAGCTATTCCAGACGGCCCAAGCCTCACTCGATCTCAGGACAATGACGGCGCATAGGGGGCATAGAGCCCCAGCCTCTTCCTTCGTCGATATCCATGATTCCGGGTGCATAGCGTCAAAGGAATGCTCACACCGATCGCAAGCGATAATCATGCCGGCTCCTTGCCATCAAACGGCATGCCGTCGATGCCGGCTCCGCCATACGGGATCGTCTCGCACGGACCGGTGTCCGCGAACGTCTCGCTGAAGATGCGGTCGGCCAAATGGTTGAACATCCGGCGCCGCTCCTCGCTCAAAGGAATAGCCCTGGACTTCGACCGAGGAATGAATTGAATGATCTCAGCGCTAACGGGAGACTCTTGGGTGCCCATCTCGCGATCGAGATGGACCATCTTGCCGTCAATACAAATCAACATGGATGTGATGATCCTAGTTGTTCAGCGCACTATGGCGGATAATCGGCGTATCATATGGAATTTTCTAGGATTGAATATTCGTGTGATTACGTAACCGTATTCACACGTAGATAGGTCATGAATATTCGTTGCCGACCCAATCTTCCCAATTGAAGCCGCAGCGGCACTTCGACACGAAGCCAGGCAGATACTTGCCGTTCTTGTAGTTTGGTTCGCGTGTCTCTTCGCACTTCGGGCAGACCGGCTCTTCGACGGTGATGATCGTACCGGGCGGGAAGAACTTGGCGTCGAGCTTGAGTGGCTTGTGCTCGTAGTCGCCGTCTTTATCGCCATCAGCGTAGGTCCACCAACGAGGCACCATTTTGTCGCACTCAGGACCGCCGTACATGTCAGGCTTCATCTCGGCGCGCATAGTCTCTCGGCGTTCGATCTTGGTCATTGCTCCTCCACTACGACGCTGAGCCAAGGTTCGTCCTCGTATTGGTCGCGGATTTCATCGACCTCATCGGCCGTGAGGTCCCGGAAATGCTTCACCACGTCACCTTCGTGGTTCCAAATATCGACGTTGTACAGCGGCTCTCCTTCGACATAGGCAATCTTCTGTTTACGCGGCACGGGTGCACCCATCCTGGGAAATGGGCGGCACCGACTGGAGCTCAGCGCGAGCCTTCTCGCTGAGAGCCGCGATGATTGCTTCTTGGTTTGCGATATGGGCCTCGATGATTGGGCGAGCCAGCGACCACGGCACGTTGAATAACCGATGCCCGTTACTTCCCGATGGTACGCCCAACTGCAATCCATCCTGACGACGGCCGAAGGCGTCTCGGATATCGGGTGCGTCACGACGATTCATCGTTTCGACGATCTCGGACAGCAGCCCTCTGGCTATCTCGACTTCTCGATAGGCATAGGCAATATCAAGAGCCGTTGCCTGGCTAACATTGCTCATTTTTTCTCCTCGGAGATTACGGGGCCGATGAACGTGATCTGATATTTGCCAGATTTTGAGCGATTCTCCTCATCGCAGTATCGGCGGAAGGCGGACTCGTGCAATTCGCCGGGTTGCATATCAATGCCCGTGCCG